ATGTACCACTGCTCCCGCTGCTTCCACTGCTTCCAGAGCTTCCGCTTGATCCAGAAGTTCCATCTCTACCTGAACTTCCACTTGTTCCAGAAGTTCCGCTTGTACCAGAAGTGCCACTAGTGCCAGACGTTCCAGATGTACCACTGCTCCCGCTGCTTCCACTGCTTCCAGAGCTTCCGCTTGATCCAGAAGTTCCATCTCTACCTGAACTTCCACTTGTTCCAGAAGTTCCGCTTGTACCAGAAGTGCCGCTAGTGCCAGAAGTTCCAGATGTACCACTGCTCCCGCTGCTTCCACTGCTTCCAGAACTTCCACTTGATCCAGAAGTTCCGTCTCTACCTGAACTTCCGCTTGTTCCAGACGTTCCACTCGTTCCAGAAGTGCCGCTAGTGCCAGAAGTTCCGCTGCTTCCGCTTGAGCCAGAACTTCCAGATGATCCACTAGAACCAGAAGTTCCACTGCTTCCGCTGGAACCAGAAGTACCACTTGTTCCAGAAGTGCCACTTGTTCCAGAAGTACCGCTAGTTCCAGAACTACCACTTGATCCAGACGAACCTGAACTACCTGACGAACCACTTGATCCAGATGTTCCGCTAGTTCCACTAGTGCCAGAAGAACCGCTAGTACCAGAACTTCCCGATGGACCTCTTTCAACTATTTTAGTAGAAGAACCTTCGGGGGCAACAGATTGAATTAAAATATTATTATTATTACTACTGTCAACAACAGTAGAATTCGATCCGCCTCCAACGGTTACATTTATTTGATTAGAATTAGAGGAAGTATTGACATTAATAGACATTTTATAAATGTGTTACATCCGCTAAAACATCTAATCTAAATTCAAAAAGCGTACGATCTTGAATTCCTGTAGAATAGAAATGCACATCACCATATAAATTAATAGGTGGAAAATTTTTTGTTATGCTGGAAGGAATATCAAATTCTACTATTCCAGTTCCAATTACTCCAGTCACTATTGTAGGCACAAAAGTATACAATAAATTTCCATCAGGATGAGGACGGATTTGTCCTGTGCAACTAATATTACTAAAGTCCAAAGAATCAGACGTAACTGTTATCGTTTGCGTAGGAAATGTGTCGCCTCTTATGACTGTTAACTGAGTAGCCATTTGATAAATATTACACCATATATTAAATATAGAGACAAAAAAACCCAAGCTTGCGCTTGGGTTCGTGAGTTATTTAATATTACTTAACTACTGGAAGATCTGGATTCACTACTCCATTGCTAGACGCACCAGCAGCAGCCTTTGCACGATTTGCAAGCTCCTGATTGATAACGCGAAGATTAGCTTGAGCGACTTCGATCTTTCCTAGTTCATCGTAGGCAAATGCCTTTAGTTGAACATCAGTTACTGTTGATAGATTAATTTGATTCTGTTCCATAATTATGTACTGTAATGTATATTATATTTCACCGAGAATTTTTAAAGTCTTTTTATGCAAAGGATTATTAGGATCTAGTTGAACGCTAGGAGATTCAGCGGTCATAGAGATTGTTCCTCTTGCTACCGACTTGAATTCGCGCAACAACTTTTCTTTAATTTGCATTCTTGATCCACTAGCGAAAATACCAACTCGTTCACACAAATTTTGTAAATCTAAATTAGTCATATCGCTCAACTTCTCTTTAAAAACTTCTAAGTTATAAGTCCCAAAGGGATTAACTTTTTTTACACCTAAAATTTCTTCTAGCTCTTTTACTTTTTTAATATCTGGATCTTCCAGTGGCTCAGTTACTTTACCATCAGCTAGAATAAGATCATCCAAAGCTGATTTTGGGGCTTGATCTTTTTTAGACTTCTTATTGTCTTTTTTTATAAGCTTTTTAGCCATATATTATAATTTGTTATTGTTTAAATAATTCAATAAAAAAGGCGTTACCCTTTCGGATAACGCCAATTTCGTTTAACCGTATATATTAGACAATTAGACCGACCAACGCACGATTGTCGAGAACCATGCGTCCTTCTTCTAGACCACCATAATAACCAATCTTTCCTTGACGGAGAGTATATTGATCATCAGCAGTGAGATTGAATTCAGATCCAGTATCAGAATCGACGGCTACGGCACGGATTAGAGAATCACGGCTTCTGTCGATACCGACAATGATTTCTTCAGTAGCTCCATCAAAAGCTGTGGCAGTACCACTATAAGCTTGAATGCTATAGTGATCAGCGTAAGCTGTAGTACCAGCTACTGTATCAAAGATGGTGTTAAATCTCTTTCCAATTCCGAGTTCAAGAATTTCCATGATGCTAACACCATAGAATTCAGGTAGACCGGCTTGACTAAAGATTTGATCGCGAACTGCATCTGTAGCAACTACAGGAGCATTACCAGCTGTGTTAGAACCAACGGTAACGGGAGCGACTTTGGTGTTGATAGGGTTATAAGCCATACCACGAATTTCCTCAACAATTTCAGGAGAAACGATGAGGTCAGTCAATCCTCTGCGAGCGCCAGAAGGAGTACCACCGACGAATGAAGCGTTAATACGCTTGATCTTGGTGAACAACTTGTTCAAGTCGTTAAGAACGAAACGACCAGCAGCAGCAGTACGGAAAACGTGATAGTTATTAGCGGCAACAGGATCATTACCAGTAGAAGCTTGAGCTAGAGCGGTAAGAAGAAGATTAGCTGAAGTTCTTTCTTGCTTTAGCATAACTTCTTGAGCTACGCGAGTGAAAGTCTTACTAACTACATCTAGACGGCTCTTAGCAGCGTACTTCTTGTCGAAAGCGACAGCGCTGTCGAGTTTATAAGTAGCAACCTTTAGCTCTGAAGCTGTAGGTTGAACGATGTTCTGAGGAAGACCACCGGCAACAGATTGACTATAGACCTTGATATAATCTTCGTCAAAAATGTCGTAGTAGAGATCCAAAGGAATTGAAGGATTATCTTCAGCGTTGAATTGGAGGCTGGTGAAGAGATTAGAAACGGTAGGAGCGTTATTAATAACTTCAGCGAGGACGGGTCCAATGAACTGAGCTAAAGCAATTTGAGCTTCATAAGCAACCTCACGGTTGCGAGAAGCCATAGCCTTGATTAGTTCAACTTGTTCGTCTGTTCTTTTTAAAACGATTTTCATGTTATTTTATATTTAAAGATTAGAGTACAGAGGCGTTAGCACAATCGATTTGTACGATAACGTATTTACCAGTAGTTGTACCGGCGAAATAGTCGCTCTTACCATTTTGACTGGATCTGCTGCCAGTAGCCAATACTTTACCGATGATAGAATATTGACCAGTGAGAGGACCAGAAGTTGTTGGGGCCAATCCGGTAACCTTACCAGCATTAGCAGAGATAAGAAGGTGAGAATTGACAACCATATTAGCGTCAACCCAGTCAACAGCAGTATCATTCAAAGTGAAGATACCACGGGTGGCTACTGGAACAGCTTGTCCAGAGAGAACGGCTTGTAGCTCTTGTCTCTTTACAGGATTATAGAGGAGCTTTTCACCATTTTCATCAAAGGCGAGTGTTTGATTGAGCGTAATACCAAGAACAGGAGCGTCATTGGTAGCCGCAGTGAAGGTAAGAGGAACGCTAGGATACTGAGCGGCTCCAAGGAATGGATAGTCAGTCTTACCTAGATAAGCGTTGGTTCCGTAGGTAATTGGATCAAGATCCAAGTTACCAGCGTTTACCTTAACGAAAACACCAGCGGAACCATTACCATTGGTAGATGGATTATCATCGCAGGTGCTATTGGCGAACATATTGACAACGTCAAAGTCGCTATATTGTCTGAATGGATATAATCTTAGTGACATATATTTTTAGTATTTAATTGTTATGTTTTCTTTCGAAAAAGCTTTTGCGATTTTTTCTTTCCAAGAGGGTTGAGCCTCAGTGACTTCAATTTGACTAGAAATAACAGCAGTTTCTTCCTTAGCGTTTGCCAAGGCAGTTTCTACTTGTACGGTTTTTTCTGTCGCTTGAGCGACTGTTTGAGTATCCTTTAGTCTCTTAGCTAGTTCAGCTTCAAGTCTATCTTGGAAAGCTTTTTCTTGTTCAGTCTTGAAAGCTTTGCTCTTGTGTCTGTAAACTACAGAAAGCTTTTCTTTATAAGAAGCGAACGCTTCGTCTGAACTATCTAAAGAAGTAATATCTTTAGCTAAAATTGATCTATCAAGATCATCGAAATCAAATTCTTGATCTAGAATTCCCATTCTTGTATTGAAAAGTTCTTGACTATTCTTGGCGGCTACGGCGGACTCTAGTTCACCAAGCTTGGAAATTGTAGCGTTTAGATCTTCGCGCAACTTTTCGGTTTCGGCGATAGCCTTTAATTTAGCCTCTTCAGCAGCTTGAAGTTGAGACTTAAATTCGTCGTTCTTTGACTTAATGCTTTCGGCGATCTTGTGAGAAATATTAGCAACGGCCTCTTCATTAAAGTTGACGGTCTCTTGCTTTTCAGCAAGAACGGTCTTTAGTGCGGATAGTATTTGTTCTAGATCCATAGTATTTATTTTAGATGTATTTACAGTCGTTTTTTCTTCTTGTGAAAATATTTTCTTGTTTATTCGTAACAAATCTAATGAATTTACTTCAAAAGATTCTATTTCTTCAGCTTCGGTATCGTTTTTAATCATTTCGGAAGATCCATCATCAATAATTACTCCTTGAACATCTGCCGCAGGATTAGTTGTGAATCCTATTCCTAATGGATAAATGCGACCAGTGACTAAACGATAAACTGGAGTACCGTCATTCATTACTCCAGGACCATCAAAACCTCTTAAATATTTTTTAAATTCTTCTATTTGTTTTTTGTCTGTGATTATTTCTGCTTGGCTCAAATCAGCACTACCAACAGCAACCATATACTCATTAAATCCAATTTCCCAACTTGCGCTGATTCTTTGGAATAGATTTGATTCAGGATCATTCGATTCCATAAGAGCATCAGCAAAATTTCTATCAACAGTCTTATAAACGACAGCCGCCAAAGAAATATTGAATGGATCTAATTTCCCTTTTACATCTTCATCTGAAATAATCTTATTGGAGCCAATAGCAGAAAACGCCGAATTAACAATATGTCCTACTACTCTTTGCTTTTTATGCTCAATGTTGGTAGGCTTATGAATAAAATAGTTTTTAAATGCAATAGCGGTGTTAGTATCGATACCATCACCATTCTTGTTAAACTTGTTAACTAGTGCAGCATTGAAAGCTGCTCCAATTAAATCAACGTTTGTATCCAAGTTGACAGATGAAGGGATAAGACTTTTTAGAGAATCTAAAGAAGCTTTAGATACGAGAACATTGGTATCAAAATTTAGACTAGCAGTTACAAAATTCTCAAATGACGTTCTATATTTAAACATAATATATAAATTTACACTGAGTATTTAGTACTGTGATATAAAAGAGCGGCAGAATATGTTTCTAATTGATGTTCTGCGCCCAATTCTTGAATTCCTGGTAGTATGCTGACCTTATCTAAGATAGAAGGATCTTTAACAACTGTTTTTGCTACAGCTTCCCAAGTATTATTTTCGCAACCAATAATAATAGCTTCTGATAAACTCTCAGCTATCTTCTTTTGTTCTTCGTTTAGTTTCTTCTTTTTATATTTTGTTTTTAATTCGCTTTCGATGATTGAATATAAAACTTTTGTGCTTTCCATAGTTTTGGCAATGGCTTCTTTAGCGAATATTGATGAAGCTTTAGACCCCATTGGACGACCTCTCTCAGTTGGAGTTGTGGTTTTTTTCATTGGAGGTTTAGCCCCAACATTTGGAACTTCTGGCATCGCAGGAGGAATAACTGGAACTCCTCCAACGATGGGATTGTAAAAGCCTTTCTTGCGCTCTTCGACAAACTTGGTTTGTGCAGCAGCTAATTCTTCTTGAGTTGGATAAATACCTGTTTCGATAACTTTGAGACCTTCTTCTGGAGGAAGAATTCCAAGTTCCATCATGCGAGTTACAACGCGATTAAACTGAGTTTCATCCTTGATTGAAACTTCTTCAAATTTAGCAATAGGACACTTACCTTTAAATCCTAAATTTCTAAATATAAGTTCCATTTCGGGACGAAGAAAATCATTTAAGAATGCGCTTCTCGCTTCTTTTAATCTTTCAAAAAATACTTGTGCTTTTACTGTCGTATTTGCAAACTTTTCTGAACCAATAAGAATATTCTGAAGACCTTCTTTGATGTCTTCATTTACTATTTTATATTTTTCATAACCTAAAACTTTATTTAGATCAGGAATAACGAATTCTGCTTTTGTAGTATAATCAGCGATAAGAACACGACCTACAGATTCATTATTTAGCAAGCCTTGCATGGCTTTTATATTTTTATGATTGATGCCACCTTTGCTAGGCTCAGTACCCATCGTGATCAATAGAATAACATTCTCAATTGTGCGGCAAATAGCTTGGTCTATCTTCTTCATTTCCATCTTGAAGTTAATGTCGTCCAAAACGGCGAATCCAAAAGGAATAGCAAAAGGTTCGTAGTCTTGTTTCTTATAAAAAGAATAAATAACATCTGTAGGATTAAGCTGGATCTTCAAACCGTCTTGCGCCCATTGACCATTCTTTATTTTGCTTTGTGTCTCCTTATCCAGACTATTAAATACTTCTACGTCTCTATCATTTTTTGGGTTCTGCAATCTTTCTAGCTCATATTCGGAGAGAATCTTTTGATAAACAACCTTCTTCCAAGAACTTGTTCTATTTACTGTTACATAAAAAGGATTCAATAAAATATATTGAACAGGAATTATATTCTTTACATCGTAAGGAGTTGGATAATTATGAATTTCAACATTAGTTTCATAAGAGTCTCCATCATAATTAGCGTAAGTCTCTAATATACTTTGAAAATCATCGATAGTAAATTTAGCATTTACTTTGTAAAAGAAAACATTGCCGCTTCTATAATATTCGCGAAAATACTGATCTTTAACATTCCACATCTTTGTGTATTTCATCCATTTGGCAAAGAAATCGCGAGCCTTTTGACTTCCTCCTTCTAAATAAATTTCTGCATTAGCAAATTCGGACATGATGTCAACCGCATTTCTAAAAATAGCTACATTAGCATAAGCTTTTTGACACAATTCGATAGCGTCACGAATATTATATCCATTAACCGACATCTCGAAAGGCAATAAACCTTCACGAATGTTTGCGTATTTATAAATCTTTGGTCCTACATAAGCCAAGTTTCTTCTGAGAGAAGTATTACCATCTCCAGAGCCAGAAAAATTGTTTCTTTCATAACTGGCGGAACTTTCGTAAAAAGAATCGCCAACAAAGCTTGGTTCTGATTCGGTATTATCATTAATCAAATTTTCTAAATTACTAATACCATTTTCTTTTGCACCTTTAGAAAATCTGTTCCAGTAAGAAGACTTTTTATTGTAAGAGCGACTCATATTTATTTATTTTACACTTATAACTTTAAAAGTGACTTTGAAAGTTACTTTTACGCTATAAACATAGGAGTAAATGTTTCTGTATTATCTTCTACAGTAACAGTTCTCATATCAATTATAATCTTTGTCATCCAATTTCCTAATACTAATGCTGAATAACTATCTTTTCTTGGTTTATCTGGTCCTGATTTACGTTTTAGATTGGCAGGAAGATCAAAATTTTGCATACCTTGTGCAGAAGTAGTTATTTGTATAAGCGCACATTCTGTTTTTGTTAAAAGTATCATATCTGACAAATGTTCAACAAAATCAATCATTCTTGCGCCGACATCTGCTTTATCTAAATCAGAAACATTAGAGAATTTAAGATTTTCTATTCCTATTCTTTTATTTATTTGTGACTTATAATGATCATCCATAGCCCTACTTGCAAAATATATACGACGATGATCAAAATTAGCTTGTAACAATTCATTCGCTTGACGAATCCAAGCTGATGTTGGTTTTCTCATGAAAACTGTTTTATAATCTGTTTTATTATATTCTGATTTTGCGGCATATAGATTAGATTGGTATTCTTCTGGCCTTTCAAACTCTGTTGTTACGCATTTTAACTCAATCTTTTCATCTTTAAATAATTCACTTTCATTACAAGAATTCATGAACTGAACGCCACCATTATAGTCCATACATATAGCAACAACATTAAAGTTTTTGAGAAGATATAAGAAATACTTAATGTGATCTTTCAATGAGGCTCCAGCTAATGCATACGAATGCACTAACGTACCCATTTGTTTTTCGTAATTAACTTTTATTACCTGTATAGCAAAATCATCTGACGCTTCTGTTTCTGACCAAGAAGGGTCAACGGCTATTACATACTCATCTTCTGCGTTCCCCACTACTTCTACAGATGGAGCTTCTCCGTCTGGAACTGTACATAATGCCATTTTAGATATTTTAAAATATCCAGAACTATCATCTGTAAATTGAGCGCCAAATTCTCTTTGGAACTGTGATTCACTCATTGTTGCTTTCGCTTGATTGATTAGATTCTGATCGTACAACTGAACTGGCGCACAATCATAAGAAAATTGCATAACACAACGCTTAGAAGAATCAGTTGGTTTTGGATTATGTATTAAATTATCATACTGCTCGTATAATTTATAAAGATATTCAAATTTAAAAGACGCTGATGATAGAGCAATTAGTTTATTGTTGGGCCAAACATATCTATCTTCCTCCTTCATCTCACCCTTCTCAATCAATTGAGTTTCTAGATTATATAATTCTTCTCGCTGAGTTGGATTTTGAACTACGGACAAGAATGGTACAATAACTTCGTTATAAATACGTTCAGGCATCAATAGAAACTCGTCAATAATAATACGATGAAAACGAAAACCACGAAGTTTTTCACCATCGCCCAAAGGTAATGCGCGAATACGACTTTTACCTATTTCCATCAACCATTCATCATTATTTTTTGATACATGAGTAATACATTGTTTTAAAAGATAGGCTTCTGGCTTGGCGGCAATATCTTCTATCTTTTTAAATATCATTTTTGACTGACGAAAAGAACGAGACATAATACCTATCTCTATTCCTTGATTTAATATAGCATCTAGAATAGCAAAAATACCAGTAGTATAACTTTTACTCATGCCACGCGACCAAACTCCTAAAAAGTAATCACTTTCCAACATTGACTTGACAGCCATATGTTGAAATGGAAACAATTTAACTCCTGTAATTAAATCAGTAGTAAAAGTAATATTGTTTCTCAAGAATTGATAAAACAAAAGCTTCGCTTCACGTTCTTCCAAGAAGCCTTGCTTTTCAGAAAGCTCTTCATTAGAAATAAACTGATTTTTTCTTATTCTTTGGTTACCTGTTTCCCAACTCATGATCTAAAAAGTATTGTAAATCTACTTGCCATAAATCTTTTCCAAAATATAAAAGTTTTGGTATAATTTCGATTGATTTTTTTCGACTGCCCGTAAATACAAATTGCACATGTCTAGGATATTTATGCGTTAAATGGCGCATATTATGAAATACATATTCTAAATTTGTTTTCTTTTTATATTTTTTATGATTATTTATTATACTATCTATTGTAGACTCTATTACAATAAATAAATATCCCTCCAATTCAAAAGTTCTTTGAATTTCTCTTTCAAAACGATCAACTCCAGAAGCTAAAGTTCCTAAAAAGTCATTTTCGCTTTTTCTATCTACAAAAGTATAGTTATATTCTTGAGCGTTCATCAAATAGTCGCCAATAAATAATTTTTCAACCTTTACTTTAGGAAATTCTAAAGGATCTTGTTCGCGAGTATCGACAAGCATAGTTTCATTTTTTAAATAAACTGTATTAAAATCTTTTGGCAAAGTTTTATTAAAAATAGGTTCTTTATCCAATAATTTACAAACAGAATTATAAGATCCAAAATGTTTTTTATATAAATCAATGGTTGGTAAATTTAAAGATTTTAATTCATTATGAAACGGTGCAAAAAAATAATTCTTTACCTTCATTCTTTTTTGCAATATTTCAATATACTTTTGTTTTACTATTTCCTGATTCTCATTCTTTTCCCACATTAGAAATTCATCAAAATCAAGAAATTCTGTATTAAAATATTTAACTTTATTAATAAAAGGAATCGGTTTTTTATAATAAAGAGATAATCTTGGATAATATTTGCAATAATATTCTGCTTGATAAATTCCATGCTTTTTCAGATGAGCGTGAAAAGACTTATCATTAAAAAATGGTTCTTTACATATCTTGCACTCTGTCATATAGCATCTTCTTTTGTAATTCCTAAAATTCTAGCTTTCCATGCAGACATTGTTTCCAATCTATCAGCTTCTTCTTTGACAACTTTCTTTTGCATTTCCGCAATCTGAATCATCATCTTTCTTTCGTTTTCGTCTTGAAATAATTCTACTAAACTAAGTATCGAAGCGTTCTTTTGTTGATGAGATTCTATACGTTTAGATCGTTCGCCATTCAATTTCTGCAAAGACTTATCTATACGCTGGGCGCATTGATTATATTCTTCTGAAATAGTCTTCAAAACTTCAGTCAATCGCATTGTAAAATCTTTTTGTTCTTGAGTGTCGTTGAACATTTCATTTACTTTATTCTTTTTCATATCAATTTGTTTTAGATTGATATAATCCATGCAAACATTTATATATAAATTAGTTTCATCAATCGTAAGATCTGGCTTGTCCCAAACTGAACGCACAAACTCAGCTTCAAAAAGATCTTTATCATTAGAACTGCGATAAGAGTCGTAGTTTTGTACGAAGCGAGGACTACTTAAATAAGTTAGGAGCTTTTCTAAATATTTTCTATGCTGTAATGTTAATTTATCCTCAGATAAATCTTGTCCAGCCCACTTGTTTACTTTTTTGATGGCGGAAGATAAACTTCTAGGCACGACATATTTTTCATTAACCGCCGATTCACTTTCAACCAAATAATCTGGATGCTTTTCTTTAATGTATTTGTGTACTGCTCTGTATTGAGGCGTAATAAAAACATTTAGGTTAGATACTCCTGCTAATTCTTTAGAAAATAATAATTCTGTGATCTGTTTTGGAGTTATTCCTGTTCTGATATTACTGTCTATAAATTCTATGTGCGCCGCAGTAAGTGCTTCTGGGTCTGCTTTTGGTTTGGCTTTTTCTTTCTTGCTTATGGACCCAGAAGAGATCATATAATCTCTCACTAGCTTTGATTCTTTTGAGCGGCCATGCAAATCTTCTCTTTTAAATAAAAGATTAGCTATAACAATATAATCTGTTAGTCCTTCTTCTATTTTTTTATTGATAAATACTTGTTGTTCTTCAGATAAATCATTCATTGTTAAAAACGTCGTTATCTTTTATCAAATTTTTCGCTTTTAGATATAGCATTTTTTTTAAATTTTTAATCTGCTTGTATCCAGCCTTGCGACCCTTCTCATTGGTCTTGAATTTTAAAAATCTTGCTACTTCATCGTCAGTAAGACAGTCTATAAAAAACATTTTATAAACAAAAAACTGTTTATCGTTTAAATTTTCCTTCATTAAAGAATGAAGTTTCTTTTCGGCATTAGAAAAATTAACAGACTCATTTTCTGGTATAGAAATAAAATAATTTTGATGATTTTGCAAACTTACTGTCATTTTTAAATCGTAAGCATTCTTTTTTGTTTTTTCCCATTTAGCGTACAATGGGCATTCGTTGCATTGTTTTTGACTAGGAGTGAATCCACAAGCATTATCATCTCCAGCAGAAGTTGCTCCTTTATTAGTATTAAAAGAGCAGTTGACACAAGGTTTTACAAAACAACTATAAGAATTTCTGATTATATTTTTTATCTGATTTGAGACTATCCTATTAACCCAAGGCTCTATGGGTCGCTTTTGATCCCATAGATGCCATTTTTTATGTATATGAATCTTTATTATCTGCTCAATGTCTTCAAAGTCGAACCAAACAATTGCTTTTAACTTCCACTTGGCTTTTCTTTTTTTTATGACTTGATCTATGATTTCATACATTTCTTCAAAAGTTTTTTTGTTTTTATGCTTCATTTATTTCTTTGAAGTTCTTACTAGGAGCGCACTCTTTTAATGATTGTGACAAGTATTCTTCCTTAGTAAGCTTGCTGACATTGCCTCTCGGTCTAGAAAATTTTTCAGAAGATGGAGGAGAATGAATTATTTCACTTGCTAGAAACTTATTCTTCTCTGGTCTTTCGATTTCATATTCTAAACGTCTTGGCTTGACTACAGAAGTAGGCAAACCATCTTCGTCTACTTCTTTTTGTGTAGTTTGAATTTGTTTTCTAATCTGAGGTTGTTGAACATTCGTCATTAAAGCTGTTCCACAGCTAGAACAAAACTTCGATCCAACCCCATTTTTAAAACCACATTGGCTACAGTACATACACCAATATTATATCATTGTATATTAGTTTTATCTAATTTTTTAAAGACTGAAACTATATACTTTAGTATTTCACTACGCATAATATCTTCTTCATCGAATTGAAAACAATAAATTCCTCTGTCTTCGCTTTCTTTATTGTTAAAAAGATCGTAGACTCTCATGAAACCAGATTTGTTTCCAATGTCTGATTGCATAGCGTCACCGCAGATAAACATTTTGGTATTTTCTCCAATACGAGTAAGCAGTGTGACCAATTCTTTGCTGCTATAGTTTTGAGATTCGTCTGCAATAATTACTTTATCGTTCCAAGTCGCTCCTCTTAAGAAATTAATAGGCAAAGCCTCAATAAAACCATTTGTTTCTAAATACTTTGATTGAGACATAGGAAGTAGTTCATCCAATTTATCATAAAGAGGCATCATAAATGGATTAAACTTTTCGTCTACAGTCCCAGGAAGAGATCCTAACGCTCTTTCTCCAGATTCCGCTATTGTTCTTATATATTTCAATTCTGCTCTCGAATTCATATTCAAAATATGAAGCGCACAGTAGACGGCTAAAAAGGTTTTAGAAGAACCTGCTGGACCATTGATAAAAATAATTTTAGTATTCTTATCAAATGCTATCTGCGCGAAACTTTTTTGCTTATCTGTTAAATTGAAGTTTTTAATGTTTAATTTAACAGATCTAAAATGATTATCGGCAATAATTTCGTTTAGATCTTCTTTTTCTTTTTGAATTTTCTTCTTTTTGGTTGACATGTTATGAAAGGAGTTACACTATATTGTATGGTTTTTCACTGTTTGAGCGTTCCATATTCACCTACAAAAAAGGATATATCTTTGTGCGCGTTCGTTCAAAAGGTTTATAAATTTTGTGATGAAATGACCAAAAGAGGCCATACTGTTTATCATTATGGTCATGAAGATTCTAGCGTTAATTGCACAGAACATATTAATGTTACTAATAATGATATATTAAAAAAGAGTTATGGCAACTTAAATGATTGGAAGAATAAAGGTTTTGATCAAAACGTAAACACGGATGCTGTAAGAACCTTCAATAATAATTGTATATCAGAATTAAATAAAAGAATTAAATCAAATAAAGAATTTATATTATGCTGGTTTGGATTTGCTCATGAATCATGCGTAAAACATTTTTACAATAAAGCGATTGTAGTAGAACCAAGTATTGGTTATGATAGCATGTTTGCGCCAATCAAAATATTTGAAACGCATAGCCAAATGCATAAAATGCACGGCCATTCACACACATACATAGATTTAGGATCTGAATTTGTAGTTTATCCAGGTTTTGATCCAAATGATTTCTTATATAAAAAAGAAAAGTCAAACACAGCTTTATTTCTTGGTAGAATTACAGAAGAAAAAGGAGCTAAACTTGTATATGATATATGCAACGATTTAAAACAAGATATAATTTTTGCTGGCCCAAATATACTTGATTTAAAAGATACTAGATATTGTCAATTTGTTGGCTTTGTCGATCCAATCAAAAGAATGTATTTACTTAGTGATGCTAAATTTTTATTTGCGCCTTCTTTATTTATTGAACCATGTAATTGGACCGTTATTGAAGCTCAGTTTTCAGGAACTCCAACAATAACAACAAATTTTGGCGGATTTACTGAAACCGTATTGCAAGGAGAAACTGGACTAAGATGTTCCAGCATAAATGATATTGTTTATGCTGTTCAAAATATAGATAAATTTATTAATCCAGAAAATTGCTATAGAAACGCAATTTCAAAATTCACATTAGAGAAACAGTGTGATTACTATCAGTATATTTTTCATAACCTATCTTCAACTCAGATAAATTAGTATTGAAAAATTTCTTTTGAAAATTTTCTTTAGCTATATATCTTTGATAATTACAATAATCAACATACCGAGCAGTTACTTCATTATTTTTAGCTTTATCTACGGCTTCAAAAGTTAATTGATTGGCGTTTATCATATCTTTATATTCTTGTGAATATATCATTGATAACCATTTTTCACGCTCAAATTGATTTTGCAAATGCGACCAACAATTTAACCACGCTTGAACATTATTAGAAGATTTTTGTTTTTTAATCTCTAAAATACTTAAATAATCAAAAGCGTAAGCTTCGTCTACCAAAATAGTAATCATAAATTTATAATACAATTGTCTATTTTTGATTTAATGCTTTCAAATGATATTTTTTTTGTACATTCAAAATTCTTTTTTCTTGGACACCACAACCAATCAGAAGGATCAAATTTTTCTTCATTTAAACATCCATTACAAACAGAATCATTGTAAATTCTCGTTATATTTTTTGTGAATTCACACCAAGGTTTAGTAACGTTTGAAATTAACATGACATGTTTTCCTATGCCATGAGCCAACCATGATAATCCATTAGAAGTTCCTATATGAAATTCAGCATGATTGATATAATTAATACATTCTTTTAAATTTAAACCAGATCTATTTATCGCCTTTTTAGGTATCGGATTCATGCAAGATTTTATACCAAAAGAATAATCTCTATCAATACAAACAGCAGAAATATCATATTTAAATTTTAAATATTTAATTAGATCGTTCCAACCATCATTATTATTCCAATAACGGCCTTGATGAGTCGAATGCGTAGAGATTGTTATGTACTTTTGCTTTATTGGTCTGACTCCTGAATAATTATCAATCAAAGTATTTATTTCTTCGTACTCCATTTTAAGATCATCAGAAAATCCTTTCTGTAATGGGCGATCAAAATAAAAATTTATTGATTTTTGCTGTTCGTATTCAAAGTTTACTGGATTAAAACTTATGTTAGGATACGATTTTTCAAAAAGACAAACGAAAGAAGCATTAATAAAAAATCCTACTTCATCATTTGTTAATTTTTGATACTTATCTACTTGAGCCACCGCACCAATAGTATCTCCCAAAGATGAAGTGGTTAAAATAATTTTTGTTTTCACTTGCTATTTAAATCCTTTATACAAAGATCTATTTTTTCTTTCACCATGTCAAATGAAATCTCTCTAGAACATTCAAAATTTTTATCTCTAGGACACCACGCCCAATTTCCCTTATCGAAAGTCAAATTAGGATCGTTCCAACAGCTATTGCATACATTTTTATTGATTACTCTGTATGGAGTATAAAATTCAGAAACAGGATCTGAAAATCCAGATATCATAATAACTGGCTTTCCAACCGCCCAAGCTAACCAAGACAAACCCGATCCTAAACCAATAAAGAAATCGCAAAAATATAAATCATTAATTCTTTCGGATAATGGAATATCTCCTGTTTTATCTATAGAGTTTACAGGAATATAATTAATATATTCTCCGCAACCAATATTATTATTTTTATCTATAGATACTACATCATAACCTAAACTATTTAAATATTCTACAGTTCTTGTCCAGCCAGAAGGATTATTCCAAAACTTAGCTTGAGATGTAGAGAGAGATCCAATACAAACATACTTTCTCTTGAAATTATTCTTAAGATTTTGTGGCAAAGCGACTTTGGTTACAGATTCTTCGTGTTTGATATCTAATATTTTAGAAGCGATTTCTTGAAGGCTAAATTGATTCCATTTTGTGCCATTTATATCAAAACACCCAATAGAATAACATCCAGAAGTATCTATTGGTTTTTCCCAATAGTTATAAAAATTAATATTTTTATATTGAGATTCAAAAAGGTCTTTAAACGGAGTATAAAAATTAACTTGTTGTTGTTTTTGTTTTTGAAAAGAGTCTACAATTCCTGTCCAAGCTATCGCATCGCCCAAAGAAGATGATTCGTTTACAATTTCATATATATCATTTCGATAAGCCAACATATATCCTTTATCGATTGTTGAAGTATCTTTTTTATTAAAAGATAAATCAAATGTTTCTAATTTGTATCCGCAATTTAATAGTTTTTCCTTAATAGAATCTAATTTATTATTTTCATTTGCATGAAATTCTAAGATAATTTTATTTATATTGGTTAAGGTATCATTTTGCAAGTTTTTAAAAATCTCATATTCATATCCTTCAATATCCATTTTCAAAACATCTATTTTATTTAAATTATATTTAAAAATTAGAGCATCAAGACTTATGCATTTTACTTCTATATAATTTTTATCTGATATATCGGTTTCAGTTATGCGACTTAATGTAGTTAGACTTTCAACTAGAAACTTTTTATTCTTATTGTCTACAGAAATCGCTTTATTCTCGGCTATTACTCTTGTTTCGTTTTCAAATGTATTGTTTAGTATGGTAAAAGATGGAGACGGTTCTAAAGCTATAATTTTACTTACATTTTTAGATAAACAAAAATCTATAAAACTTCCACAGCTAGCCCCAATATCGACGACCACATCTTTTTCGCGAATATGTTTAGAATAGAAATTGTAATTATAAAAATCTATCTTTTGGGTAAAAAAGTTATCCAAAATATTTACTGAATCATCGTCATTATATAAGAATTTTCGGCATGAGCTTTTATTATAAAAGCTTTTATCGATTGGAACATCTATTTCAAAGAATAGTTTTTTATTTTTAAACGCCAAAACTTTCAAACCACTAAAAAAATTCAAATCTAAATCTCTTGTGGTGATCGGACTGGTAAAATAAGAGAAACCTTTTGCAAAAACAAAATCTTTATCAAAGAATGATGTAAAAGTCAAATTAGAACTTAAATCTTTAATTACAAAGTTAAGATTTTTAAATTCTTTTTTAGTAGGTTCAAAATGAAACATGTTGTTTCTTTTATTGTATAAAAAAGAAAAATCTTCGTTGTCGATATGTTCGCTACCTCTTATGATTACATAATCTAAACGCTTAATCTTGGGAAAATCTTTTTCTATGGACAATTGAAGCATGTCAAAATCGTCAAAAATTTCAAATCTTAATTTCTCTTCGGGCTTGTAATCACCATTCAAGCTAGAAAAATACAAAATCTGTGGATCTAAAGTTAAATCACTTTCATAAACATAAGAATTCTTTTGTGTATCGAATATTTTAACTTTTATTTTAATTTTTTTATCGCTAATGTTTTTGTATTCAATGCCTTTGTCGTCACCTACAAATCTAACGAATTCTATTTTTTTCATATTTGTGATTAAATCGTTTATATAACTAAAAGCTTTTTGAGAAGACTTTTTCCAAGAAAAATTATCTCTTATGATTTGTGATTCTATAATCGCTATGTCTTTATAATAAGAATAATTATTGTATATGTCAATCATCTTGTTCGACAAATCTTTAAAATCTGGAATATAATAATTTCCAACTATATCTTTATCAAATTGCCTTGCGTTATAATTGGACGCTGGTTCTTCGCCAAGTACATTGATCGAAACTCCAAGATTTTTTGCAAATTCTAGTTGTGCGCTACAGTTAGAATAGATTGACACTATTCCACAAGCCATAGATTCTATGAGAGGAAGGTTCCAACCTTCTGCGCGAGAACATGATAAGAAAACGTGAGAGCGTTGCAATATATATAAATAATCTTCTTTCGTTGTGAACGACAAAACTTTAATATTTTTACAATTTAAATTATAATGTTGTAATCTATTTTCTGTAGATCCCAGTCCATCGATGTCGAATGGATTATCTACCAATAACAAAAGTTCAACATTGTCGTTATTTTCAAAATTGTCTTTAAAAGACCTTATAATTTCCATGGTGCTTTTTCTAGCGTCCCATCTACCAATCAAGACAAAGGTAAACTTTTTAAATTTTTCTGAAATAGGAAAAAATACATTTTCATCAACACCCAAAGGAACAACTTTTAATTTATTTTCTGGAAAATTTTGATTGATTAAATTATCTTTTTGCCATTGAGAAGGAATCCATAACTGGTCAAAAGTTTTTAATTGATTTAAAAAGTTATCTGGAAATTTTGTTGTTTCGTACATCGTATAGGCAATTTTTGGGCCAACATAATCGTCGTAAAAATAAAAATGATTCAAACCTTCCATAACAAGGTTAACATTTGGCGCAAATTGTTTTTTATAATTATAGATTGGATAATCTGATCTTGAGTTGTCAGAATTATATAAAGTTTGTTTATGTAAAATTCTTTTGTGATGATCTTCTATATCTAAGTCGTGCGGATTTAGACTGTAGCCTTTCCAATTGTTACCAATTGTGTAATTTCTAACTTTTACTTCGCAAATTTCATTTAAGTTAGGCAACATTTCTTGACAAAATATATTTAAACCTCCAGTTCCAACAAAACTACAACTAACTTCTAACCTAACTTTCTTATGTGCAAATTCTTTTAAATGTTCAACTGCTGCATTAGCAGCATTTTCCCATGTAAAAGTTTCTCTAATATGTTTAGATTCTTTAATAGCTTTTTGCTTGTAAAAAGAATGGTTTAAGTACACATCCATCATCTTTTTTTCTAAATCTTCAAAATCAGGCTCATACCAATATCCCGGTGAGTTTTGATTTTTATTTTCTTCAAAATTCTTAGCTAAAACTAGTCCTTTTATATCAATTGGTATTCCTAAATTTTGTGCAAATTCAAGTTGCCCACTACAATTGGAATATATAGAAGGTGTGCCACAAGCCATTGCCTCAATAAGAGGTATATTCCATCCTTCTCCACGCGCACAAGAAAGAAAAACGTGTGCGTTTTGAATATATCGGATATAATCTTCTCTTGGAACAAAATCAACAACTTTTATGTTGGGCGCATACAGATTATTCGCTTTTAATCTTTCATGAGTATTTGCAAATCCATCATTATTAAAAGTATTGGCGACAGAAAGAATTAATTGAACTTTATTGTTGCCGCCGAAAACTTTTATAAAACTTTTTATGATTTCTTTCGTGCTTTTTCGATCTCCCCAAGATCCAAATAAAACAAATGTAAAAATATCATTAGATAATGGAGAAGTTATTGTTTGATAAACTGCTGGATCTACAGCTTCTCGCACTATTTTTACTTTATCTGCCGAAATGCCCTGATCAATGGTGATTTTTGCTTGCCATTCAGTAGGAACCCAAACTTGATCGCATTCTAATAATTTTGCAAAAAAATCTTCTGGATATAATGTGTTTTCCCAAACAACGTACCCAATTTTTGGGCCTTTGTAAGATTGATAAAAATAATAATGGTTTACGCTATTAAGAATAATGTTAATATCTGGAACATAAGATCCATCATAATTATAAATAGGAAAATCATTTAAATTTCTATCGGCATCAAAAAGACTTTGAGAAATAAGTATATTTTTATCTAAATCATTAACGTCTGTGCCATGAGGATTATTATTTTTTCCTTCGTATCCACTCCAATTAGGACCAATTGAAAAATTCCTTACTTTGGTTTGTACTTTTTTACTAAGTGCGCGAAAAAATCCTTTTGAATGAGCGTTGTAACCTGTATTTCCAACGTAACTCGCGTGACCTAAGATTTTCATTTATGAATTTGAGTGAATTTACTGAACAAAATGTTTCCAGATTCTGGTTCAGTTATTTTAATGTAAACATAATCTAGATTGGCGGCTACTTTTCCAACGCAAAAATGAAAGTATTTAAATATCTCAACATTGACAAAATCATATAATAAATTTCCACGTTTATCGTAGATAGTTAGATTAACAAGCTGAGAAAATTGCTTTTCGGGCATAAAATTTTTCCTACTTAACACAAGATCGTCTTTTTCATTTTGGGTTATATATAATTCATCATGGGCGAATACAGTTTTAAGATAATTTTCTTTTATATCTTTGAATTCTGGTATAGATTTTACTCTATGAAAGCAAAAAATATTATTTATATGTTTTGGCAAGATCTTGTGGGCCGAAAAACAATTAGATGCGCCGTATTCATTATATTTTTCTATATACAACTTATTTGTTTCTTCGATATCTACTGTCGGTAGGCTTTCTGTATAATTATACTTGGATAATAAAATATTAAAAGTGTCTTCGTCGTGCAAAGCGAATATCCCCGGTCTTGTATTCTTGTATTTTTCATATATTTCTGTAGCTTCTGAGAAAAAGTTATGATGATCAGAGTTGTAAACTATAACATTAGCTTTTCTTCTTGGATATACTGAAATAGGAATATTTAAAGCATCCGATAATACTTGTAGACCGTGTAAAGGTTTGCCGTCGCCAAAAAAGTTTGTATGAAATACGCTGTCGTATAAATTAAGATTAATTAAAGGATGATTTTTAAGCTTGGAAACATAATTTGCAATATGATCGGCGGTAACAGTTAAAAAACAATCAGTATCAATATATACAAAATTAGTATTCGGATATCTTTCGCAACTATCTTTTAGGCAGAATGGTTTTATATTCCTTAATAAATCAATATCTTGATTGTCGTCTTTATATATATAAAAAGGTACAGAAATAAACTGTTCTTTGTTCAGTTCTAAATCTCTTGTAACGTCCAAATCATAATTAAGACTATAAATAATACATTTGCGATTAGAAAACATACTTATTGTGTTCAACATTTGTTTCGCGACAGGCTCATATTTTTTATCAAAGTATATTACCCAATAAAAATCTTCTAATAATATTTTTTTGTTGTAGAAGAGGGTATCATCTTGTATTCCTAGATCTTTTTTGTAATAGAAGTGTGATAATAGAGATTCGCGATCTTGGATGTATAATTTTTTACCTTTTAAAACTGCTTCTCCAATGTATTTGCCGTTTTTGCGTGTGTTGGATAGTTCCGAGAAGCTTGTTATTTGTATTGATTGTTGAGATAATGCGTTGTTGAAATGATGTTCGTCTACTCCATGATATACTGGATCTTTTAAGAAAGTTTCGTAGTCGTTTATGTTTTTATAGAAGTTGTTGTAAAAAGGTATGTTTTTCCATATTGTAAATGGCCCCCGAACTCCTTTAAAATAAGTATCATCTCCAATAGATATTATATCTTTATCTAAAAAAGGAAGCAATAAATCATACATATCGCCAAACATACAATCAATATCATAAAATCCTATATAATCATAGTCGCAAAAATAGTGTTCAAAAAGGATTCCATACAAAGGTCTGTAATCACATATCTTTCGTCCCGAAGATATGTCTTCTGTAATATGCATTGACGTTTTGTCGGCGACAATGCGCTTTAATATCTTTTCGTTCATATAACAGATCTTTATATTGGATGAGTTTGAGCTTATGTTTTGATCTGTGAATATAAAGAAGTTTATGTTTTGGCTTTGATTTTTGCATGTTTTGAGATGGGTGTTGAAATAAGAAGGAAATGGCCCAAACCAAACTTGTATTAAGGCTATCTTTTTAGACATATTTTATTATATGTAAGGGCTGGATTTTTTTTTAGTTTTTTATATGCGCGATTCTTAAATATTGGCGATTTTTTTGGGAAAATGGGGGGGAGGGGGTACGGTGAAGTACGTTGTTTTATGATAAAATGAATTAGAGATTGAGGAAAATGTCCCCCTGCCTTTTCTAAAAAATTGTCAAGAGAAAAAATTTCAAAAAAACGGGGGAGTCTCTACCCCCTCCCCCTACCTTGGCACGGTTCGTGCTAGGTGTAGTGTGCAATTAAACCCTCCCCCTCCTAGCACGTTCTATGCCAACCTGCGTCCTCCAGGTCATCGAAAAAAAGTGAAAAAAAGTATCTGAAAGTCTTGACGCTCACCGAGTTTTCGCCCATAGTGTGTCCATGCAAAACGAGATTGCGATTCTGAAAGTGAGCAAGTTCAAGACTGTGGCTCTGGTTGGCGTGACGTACCGCAAGGCGGACGGCACGACTGGCGTGTCACACGGCAAGACAGAAGCCGAGGCTATCGCCAACATCAGCGTGACAGTTCCTGCGAAAGCTCTTGACTTCGCCCCGATGCCCAAGCGCAGCAGCAGCGGAAGCTACTTCCGCAACAACAACGGGGTGATGGTCGAGGTCTGAAAAAAGTTTAAAAAAGTCCTAGACAGAAAAGAGTTTCTACCCTACCTTAACACCATGACGAACGACTTCGCCAACATCAGCGCCGAGAGCAACCTGAGCGACTGCATCGCCCTCCGCATCGAAGACTTCACGGGACCGATCCCTGAGTCTTGGGGCGGTGAGCGCATGGAACTCACCGAGGCCGAGAAGGCCGAGGCGAACATCTGGTTCGACGAACGTCGCGACTCTTGGATGAATGAGCTTGTCGGCACTATCTAACAACACAACCGCAACACTAACCAACAACACTAACATGGAAAACAATATCAAAACTCTCACTCGCGACGAACAAACTCAAATCCGTATGTCTCTCAAAGTTAACATCGAAGAGCTTAAGAGAATGATCGAAGTGTCAAAGCGATACAAGATTGACTATACTACTATAGAACAGCAGGTTATTAGTAGTGAACAGGCTTTAGAGAAGTTGTATGGCGCTTCTAACATAATAATCACAAAGTAAAACAATAAGGCACAGCAAGAACCGTGCCAACCCCCCTTGGCACGGCATAGGCTACCCCCCCTCCCCCCCAGGGGGGGTAGCCCTATTGTAGCACACCCACGCGCCCGTGTCAAGCCTTTTTTCAAACTATTTTTGAGTACCTAGCGCCCACGCCCAGGCTGTACGAGTTACCGCCCATTGACTACCTAAAGATTTCCGAAAAAAACTGATCGAAAGATGTTGACCAGTCGCGAATCCGCCTGTAAGCTGTACGCATGAAGATTGAAATTGATTGGACGGACTTGGTGGACATCGAAGTGTGCGGCGGAACTTCAACGGTAGCTTACGTCACCAGCGCATTCAGCAAGGTGCTGAATCGGGAACTCACTGAAGATGAGTGTGAGTTTGTTACTAACAAGTTCGCTCGTGAGATGTACGAATTGGAGTTCAACAGGAAGTACTAAACAACAACAGTAGTAGAAATACTACTAAAACCTTTTTTATAAATAACATGACTCAAACTACTAAAGTTATTAGTTTTACCGATAAGAGCGGTATTCGTAAATATGTTCTTACTGTGTTCAAGGGCAAGAACGAAAACAACACGCCTATCGTTTATCCGAAGGGTTTGTCAGTTGGAGACTACACTAGATACTGGCTCGCAATACAAGAACAATATGGGCGTGTTTGTATTCGTACTGGGTATCGCTTGAATCAACTCTAAACAAATAGACAATACATGAATAACCTCAAAGACATTGACGCTAACGAAATCGCCACTATTCGCATTGCTTTGTTAGACAAGATTGATAACATTAAAACTTACATCAAGATGTCTAATAATTTACAACAACCCATTAGTGCTAAATACTGGGAAGAGTCACTAGATAAACATACAACACTGTTAAACAAGCTGTACTAATACAGCCGCCGCAGCACAAAGTGTGCCAACCCTCTTGGCACGATCTAGGCTACCCCCCCACCCCCCCCTGGGGGGGGTAGGGGGTATCCCCTTGGGATACCCCATTGTACCCTCGCACCGTTTGCGCCGTCAAGACATTTTTTGCAGAAAAAAGATGATTTTTCAGACGATTTTTCTTGCGCCCACACCGTTTTCGCCCTACTCTGTACGCATGAATTCGATGATTGACGCTCAGTCCGACACCGCCGCCCTCGCCACCGTCGCGCCCGAAGAGTTCTACACTGACGAGAACGGCCCCACCCACGAAGATTTCGTTGAACCCGTCTACGACGGTCCCGCCGACGACTCGCACATGTACCCCGACGACGTGGAGCAGGACGAACTCCCGTGGTGAAAGTCAAGTCCCGAAAGGGATTTTTTTTGACATGGGTTTTGCCCTCCCCCCTCCCCCCCTAGGGGGGCAGGGGGGTAGGGATACCCCCTTCGGGGGTATCCCCCATTGTAGCCTCGCCTCGCGCTCCTTGTCAAGCTTTTTTTCCAACTATTTTTTCCTTGACTTCCTTCGGCTTGTCAAGCCCAAAGTCCAGGTTTCTGCAAAAAAAAATATCCAAAAAATCGTTGACGTTCGGCGGCTCTCTGCTATTCTCTTTTCATGGTGATTGACTTCTCCCCCGAGATCAGCGCAGAGAATGACCTGCGCGACATGATCGCGCTCACGCCCGAAGAAACCGCCGAAGCCAACGCTTGGTTCGACATGGTTGAAGATCGTTGGTTGGATTCGATGGGCGAGGAATAAACAATACAACATTACAACAATATGACAAACGAAACGCTAAATCCAAGTCAAGTTTTTCAATTGAAAGAAGGATTGCTCCTTCGCATCAAACAGTTAGAAGAAAACATTGTTGCTTGTAAAGAACTCGGTCAAGATGAGTATGTTAAATATTGGGAGAAGTCTCTCAATGAAGCTAAGTTGGTTGAGAATATGTTTTTGATTCGTTACAACGTCACTCTCAAATAATATGACAATACAAGATATCTCACACGATCACCGTATCGTTGAAGCTATGTCTAAATACGGCGGCAGCTTTGCTAAAGCTATTGCTAAAGCGGCTCTACTAGCAGACGAGCATAACTACAATAAACTAAAACAAGCATTCCCCGAATTGTGGGAACGCTATGAGAGTTTCGTGTTTATAAATAAGGATAACTAAATAGCGCCGCAGCACGAACCGTGCCAACCCCTTGGCACGGCATAGGCTACCCCCCTCCCCCCCCAGGGGGGGGAGGGGGTATCCCCTTGGGATACCCCATTGTACTGTGGGCGGTTGGGGCGCGTCAAGCTTTTTTGTAGAAAAGTTTTTTCTTTTTTGTACGCTTTTTTCCTTGACTCCAGGCGAGTTGTCAAGCCGAAACGCCCAAAAAATATCTGAAAAAAAAATCGAAAAACCTGTTGACGGTGCGCGATCTTTCGCCTAGTCTTTAGACATGAAAAACGAGTACGAGATCATCAAGAAAGAAGTGACGGGTCGCCTGATTCTGGTCACCTACCGCATGGAAGGTGAAATCCTCAATCGGACTTCCCACGGTTACAGCATGGAAGAGGTTTACAGTAACATTAATAAGATCATCACACACAAGAAAAACTGGCTCAACAGAGAAAACTGGGTTGTTACTACTAAGAAACACAGCAATAGTGGTCGATACTTTGTAAACAATCGTGGTGTGATGGTTGAGGAATAAATAATATGCAAATCTATCTTGTTCACGGCTTAAATGAAGCTGGCGATGATTATGTAAAAATGGCTTTTGTCGATAAAGCCAAAGCCTATGAAATGGCTAAAAAGACCGCCGAAGAAACTAAACGGTTTAGTTACAGATTCGACGAGTTTGCTGTAGAAACCATTAAACTAGTACAATAAATAATAATATGAGTGCGCGTTATGATATTGCTGCAACTGTGTTAGATACGGCTGTGAGATACTATATGCCGCCGTCTGAGATCGCCGAATTAATAAATAATATCTTTAATAGTCTTGAGTGGGATAATGATTGTCCTTATACAATAGAAGATGTCATTGTTACTGCTAAAAGTATTGTCAATGATAAATATTCGTCTAGGGATAAAAAGGCTTATAGTAAATGGTTAGAACTTCATGGTGAATAAATAGCCGCCCACCTTGTACTAATACAAGGTTGGCACGGTATGGGCTACCCCCCCTCCCCCCCCAGGGGGGGTAGCCTCATTGTACCATGTCCAGGTCGCCGTGTCAAGCGCAAAAACGAAAAAAAATAAAAAAAATTTCTGAAAAAACCTGTTGACCACCCACAAAAATCCAGATACCTTTATCCCATGAAAAAGATCATCGTTGTTCTGCTTCTCTCGGTTTCGGCCCAAGCCGCAAACCTTGACGGTTTTTTCGCTGCACTTGCGAAGGTCGAGTCAAGCGGCAATGCGAAAGCAGTCAATAAAAAAGAAACTGCCCTTGGCATTTACCAGATTCGTCCCGGTTACTTCAAAGATGCGCGTGTCAAGGGAAATCACGAACAAGTTTTCAACCCTACCTTTGCGCGTAGTGTTTGCGAAGCCTACTTCAAGCGGTACGAACCCGCAGCACTTGCAAGCGGTGATTTTGAAACGCTCGCCCGATGCCACAACGGCGGTTGCGGTTGGCGCAAGAACAAGTCAGCGACCGATTCCTACTGGAAAAAAATCAAAAAAAATCTTTGACAGGCGCGAAAAATCCGATAGGATATTCCCAAGATGAAGCTGAAAGGCGCGAACAACGACGAAGTTGAAGTCGAGGATTCTTGGGAAGAGGAGTGTCCGCAGTGCGGCGACTTAAACGTCGAATGTTACTACATCCCAAATTGGGCGGCAACTCGTTGTTACGATTGTTTGGTTAATGAAGCAATTAAATTTAATTACGTTGTTGAATAATATGAAAGACAATTTTGATAAACTCTTTAATGTTGTTTTGGTTCTTACTGTTTTTAGTGTTATTCTCTCTGTGATCGTAGTGTGGAAGGCTGTGTCTATTCTGTAAAGATATGAAAGTTTCAGAGTTAATTGACAAACTAAAAAACTTGCCGCAAGATGCACAAGTTAAGATTTTGACTGATAGTGATGGGCTTGATTCAACGAATTTTTATTGTAATTTTCGGTATTGCAATATGGATGAAGATCATATCCACTTTGACGCTAAACGAAATCTTGTTCAATTAGGAGGTTGAATAAATATGACTGTTTCAGAATTGATTGACAGACTAAATAAAATCGAAAATAAAGATTTACCGATTTATCTGAGAAGCAAATATTCTGGCGATACCAACTATTGGCAAGAATATGAAATAAATCCCAATGGAATAGGTGAGATGGAAAATAAAGAAAACAAGATTGACAGAGTTGTGTTTTTGTACTAAGTTAATAGAATTGGAGATTGAATAAATATGTCACTCACTCATTTTACCAATAAAGCTTGGTTGGTTACTTGGGAGGTTGTTGGTCCCGGTTTGGGTTGTATGAGTTATGGCATTCATGGTATTTATAATAAAGAGAATCTAGCTAATGAAGCTGCGGTTCTTCTTAAAAAGAATCACAAATGGCGCGAGCCTCAGATTTTTAGTATAAAAGTGAAAGAGGTTAGTCTTAATGGTACTCACGAACTGTTTCAATACAATTACTAAATAAGCCGCCGATCTTGTACTAGTACAAGGTCGCGCACTGTTTATAAATAGCGCCCCCCTCCCCCCCTCCCCCCCCAGGGGGGGTAGTCTATTGTACCATGTCCACGCCCACGCTGTCAAGCTCTTTTTTGAACAATTTTTTTTGAAAAAAACTGTTGACCAGGAGCGATTTTTCAGATACATTTTCCCCAATGAAAACGCAACAGATGATCAACGAACTCGACAACATCACCTTCGGCAACTTCGGACGCGCTCGCTCGCTTTCCATCGCAGGACGCTCTTGCGTCATCTGTGGTGGACGCGCCGACACTTTCAAGGACGCTCTTTCCGAAAAGGAGTTCGGAATCAGCGGAATGTGTCAAGCCTGTCAAGACCAAGTTTTCTGCGAACCCGAAGAATAATTTCAAAAAATCCGTTGACAACCACCACCTTTTCCTGTAGCCTGTAGGCATGAAAATGAAAATTGAGATCGACATCAACGACATCGTGGCCCTCAAGGTCGCGCTTGGCAACTCGCATCGTCGCATCAACGAGTTGATGAACGACAAGCCCGACTGGCGCAAGCTGTACGAGTTCGACAAAGATTCTGTCGAAAAAGCGCAAAAAATCCTTGCCAAAGTCATCGCGAACAGCTAAGGTAGCTCCATGAAATACGAACTGATTCTCCAAACCGTAAGCTGCGACAGCTACTCGACCTTTCCCCATACTCGCGAAGGACTCACCGCCGCTTTCGAGCGTCTCGACCGTGAGCGTTTGAAAGACGGTTTCCAATCTGCGAAAATCGTTTCTGACCGTGACGGTGATGTTTTTGTTCTTGACCACAACCTTGTTTCCGCTTAACCTTAACCAGTAAAAAATATGATTCGAGAAATTCTTGCTCCCTTTGAACGTGTCACCTACGTCCGTGAAGACGGCAACCAAGCTGTCTACAAAGTCTTCCGCCCTACGAAGCACCTTTTTGTCAATAAGAAAAAGGACAACGGGCGCGTGGTTGGTTTCCGTGCGTGGAAGATGCCCGATTGCGGTGCCGACGAACGCATGGGTTGGCGGTCCTTCCGATTCGACCGAATTGCAAATCGGAAGTTGACTTTCATCTGATTTTCCCATAGGTTTGGGAAACGTGTGGCATGGTACGCAGGGAGATCCTGCGTCAAGGTTTTTTTTCAAGAAGTTTTTCGTTTGAGTTTGCTTCTTGGTTTTGTACCTTCATGAAACACCACACGATTTTTTCTCTTGACAATGCAAAAAAACTAGACTAAAATAGCCCTACCCCCCCTGGGGGGGGAGGGGGGTAGGAATACCCCCTTCGGGGGTATCCCCAAGTGTAACCTGCCTCCAGGTGCGTGTCAAGACATTTTTCAAAAAATTTTTTCGAAGAAAAGTGTTGACTTTCACCCTGTCAAGTGAAAAGATTGTGCCGATGAAAAACAATTGGATTCCCCGATCCCAACGGTGGACACTCGCCGAACGTCAAGAAAAAAAATTGCAAGCGAAAAATGCGCGTGAAATTCGCTGGATGTTTTGGCGCGAAAGTCAAGCTTTTCGTTTGCAAATCGAAAAAGAATTATCTGAAAAAATCCTTGCCAAACGTGCGGCCATCGAATAACTTGTCCCCATGCAAAACGAGATTGAGATGACGGTCAAGGAAGCGGTGGAGTTCGTGGGCGGGTTTTCTGCGCCCAGCAAAATGCCTTGTCAAGGCTTTTCAATTCCTGCGTGGCTTTGCAAAACCGGAATGAAATTGCGTAATGTTTCCGGTTCTATCTGTTCTAAATGCTATGCGTTGAAGGGGCGATATGTTTTCCCCAATGTTAAAAATGCATTGATGCGCCGATTTAACAAAATCAGTGACCCAATGTGGGTTGACGCAATGACCATTGCAATCAATGGCACAGAATCTTCTGGTTACTTTCGGTGGCACGATAGTGGTGACCTTCAATCTTTGGAGCATTTGACAAAGATTTGTCAGATTGCAAAGAATCTTCCCAATATTGAATTTTGGCTTCCGACTCGCGAATATTCAATCGTTGCTGAGTATGTTAAACAGAACGGCGCATTTCCTGACAATCTTACTGTGCGTTTGTCTGCATTGATGATCAATGGACAGCCTCCTTTTGCTATTGCAAATAGACTTGGTCTTGTGACAAGCGGTGTGTCTGATACTGGTTTCAATTGTCCTAGTCCGTCACAAGGCAATAAATGTTTGAATTGTCGCGCTTGCTGGAATAAATACGTTGCCAATGTTAACTACAAAACGCATTGATATGTTGTTTTATATCACAATTGCTTTGTTAGTGTTATTCATTGTGATTTTTAGTGTGAAAGAAGAATAATATGAAAAAGCATCGTTTAATTCGTTTAATAAAAGATCGCAGTTGTGTTATCACAGGAGTGCTTTTGCCAAAAAATACATTGATTTATGCAAATCATCTAGTCGATGATGTGTGGTCTATCACACTGGGCAAAGATAATAACATAGCGATTTCTGTTTTAGAATACGAGCATTTTGAGTTTGTAGAATAAGAACATAAACAAGGGTTTCTTCTGAGAAACCCTTGTTTATAAACAAGCCTTGGCACGGAAGGTGCTACCCCCCCCCTGGGGGGGAGGGGGGGAGGGGGGGGAGGGGGCGTTAACGTTATTTGCTTATTTATTATTTAACTATTTAGCTATTACTATTTAGTATTTAGTCGTCCAGGTTCAACTATTAAATAAAAAACCCCGCACATGGCGGGGTCGTTGTATTTATAGATCTTTTATTTCTTCTTTAGTTAATTCATTCTCGAAAGGAATCATGTCTTTATCTATTTCAAAACTTCCTTCAAGAAAATCACAATCTTCTGGCAGATTGCTGTCTTCTGCTATCTGCAATGCTTGTTGTAGATTATCTGCTTCAATATGATATTTACCAGTAACTTGCCAAGAGCAAGGAATGATATATGTTTTTTTCATATTACTTTTTAGTCTGTTTTCTGCAACCTGTGATTTCGTAACAACCCCAATCAATCTTATTTACTCCAAACTCATAATCGGCGGGAATAATTAGATAGTTTTTAAGAACGTATTCTTTAATCTTGCGTTGCGCATTGTTGTTGCTGCTGTAGACCTTGCCAACGATATCGGGCGCAAACTTTGTGGGCTTCACAGCCTTGGGCTTCTTTTTCGCATCTTTTTTTGCTTGCTTTTCTGCCTCTGCTGCCAGCACTCTCTTCTTGCTTTCGAGACCGAGCTTGGCGCGAAGCGCATTGCCCCGCAACTTCTGATACGGTTCAGGATCATCAGGATTGACATCATCGTCAGTCTTGAATCCACGGCGACGTTCCCAAGCCTTGAACTTCTCGTTGAAATCGGTGAACAGACCTGACGGCAGATTCGCGCCGCCAACATCCCACCATGCAAAGCTCTGCTTAATACTACCACGATATTGATCACTCATTTTGATTTGTAAATAAGATTATGAATAGTACGAAAACGACACACAAAAAAAGCAAACTCATTATTCTGGCGGCAACACTTGTTCAAACTCAATTCCAGATCCACTCAGATCCCGAATCAGTTCGCGACTAACACTATCAAGAGTTCGTCGTCCTGTCAAGCGATAGAAAACATCTTCTTGCTTCTTACAGATAAACTTTTCACGGCGCACACCGTAAATATCTTTGGCATAATACTTAATCGTCGTTTTCATTGTGTTTTTTCTTTCTTGAATACTTTTTTTTGTCTTTGTGTTTAACGGTAGATGGTGGTAGAGATTTTCGGACTGACTTCAACAGTTGAAGGAAAGATGGCAGCTTTTTCATACAGTTTTTTCCACATAACTTGTGTACCACATTTCTTGCAAGAATAGTTCTTGCCTTTCAATATGCGATTGTGAGTAACAGTAGATACATAAATAGTATCAG